ATTGATTTCTGTATCAATTACTTTTTCTAATTTTTCTCCTTTTTCAAATGTAGGATATCTATTTACTTTGTGAACATAATGATTATCATCATCTCTACCGATTCTACCAAATGGTGCTTCTTTTCTTCTTTCTTCTTCAATATCTTCAAAACTATACAATGTATTGGTATCTTTTACTAACAAATGATTTCTTGTATCGGAATCTGATTCGGCTCTAGCGTTATCATAAAAGTCTTGATATCTTGCATCTCGTTCTTGTTTTAGTTGTAAATAAAACTGATAGTCTTGTAATTCTTGTTCCGTGAAAGGCATCGGGTTACCTCGTTATTTTAAATATGTGGTCATTGTCTACAATGTGTTCTACTCTTGTGTTTCCACTACCACTTACTACTTTGTAAAGAAAACGATAGTGTCTTTCTGGTTGAAATGAATTTAAGTCCATTCTAAAAAAGTTCCCTTTACCATCACAACTTAAATAAGAACCAGTAGAAAATGGAACTATTGTATCTTCTGTTAAAGCATCTCTAACTGAATATTGACTTTGGCTTGGAATAAATTTTACCGTTAGATTTTGAGAACTTGTTGAATAAGTTCTTGTTGGAAATCTTTCACGACCATAAACTCTAAATTTAACTTTTGATTTTTCTTTATATTCTGGTCGTAAACCTTTCATATAAACTGTAACTTCATCAATATCGTCCGAGTCTAATGTTACTAATGAACCTGTGTTGAAAGAAGAGTCATCATATTCTACTTCTAACTTTGGTGGATAAATTGTGTGTGTATCTCTTGAGAAGAATGCGAAATTTCCAAGTCTATCGGTACTTCCTTCGTCTAATGAAGATGAAGTATTACCAATACTACCGGAGCGTTTTACTATAAACCCTTCATTTGCTATAGAACCACTTAACCATTTCGTTACGATATCTGTAACATCCATTCTCATATCGGTTGTTTCGTGATTAAATGATTGTGATGCTTCATAACCACTCCCTTGATACCAAGTTCCACCAGTATTGTTTGAACCACTAATCCATTGTGTTCCTGCTGTTTCTCCGTCACGATATCTCCAAGAACAACCCTCAGTAGTTGCTGGACTATCAAAAAATCTTCCGTCACCTTGAACCCAAGATTGACTTACTGGATAAGCAAATAATGATTGACTTGTTGTTAATTCTTTTGAGTTAGCATCATATAAATTTAAATAGTATCTTGCATTTTCAGGGATAGTTCCTGCTACAACTGATTCAGATATATTGGTTGTATTAAACTTAATTAATGCTCTTGATACATTTACTACCGAACCATCTGCGTTCATATCTTTACGAACTTCTAATATTTCGTCTAAACCAGTATTTCTACTTTGTGTAGCACTACCTTCATATAGTGTTGAATCTTTTTCTGCGAATTCAAATAAATGCATTATCCTTCTCCTCCGTCAACTGCGGTTGTTATGTCTGTGTTTGGAAATTTAACTTCAAATATACTTGGGTCTTTAGCCGGATACACTATACCATTTCTTAGTGCAGATGATATGTTGTATCTATTACCACTATAACCACCAGTTGATGTATATGTATCTTGATTTGTTATTGTAATATCTATTACTGATAAAACACCTTCTACATCATTCTGTATTGTTGTTTGTAATTCTGATATTATGATTGGTTGATTTATTTGCCATCTATCAACATCAAAAAATTCTGCTATTCTTTGATTAACATTTGTCATAACTATTTGTTGGTCAAAACCATTTTTTGTTGTTATAGTAGCTTTAACACCTATATTGATTACATAAGCATTTTTAATGTTTACGGCATCAGTTACTGGTCTGAATCTTGTTAAATAAGTTTTTAAATTTTCTTTTACTGCATCATTTACATTTACAAGATGTCTATTTGTATTTAATCCTAAAATGTATAGATTTAGTGCTAATGGATTTGGTTGAGTTTGTTGTTGTTCATCTACTATTGAATCTTGTGTGATGTAAGCTTTTGCAATGTTACCATATTTATCAGGTAATGCATAAGTTCTAACAATGTAATCATCTTTAGTTACAGCACGATTTTGTGCTTGGAAATATGCTTTAATGTTTTCTCTTAACTCTTCAACACTTTCTGCTCCCATACCACCACTTGATGCTTCAATGTTAGAAGCTCTTACTGATGTTTTAGCAAAGTTAACAACTGATGGTGTTAAGTTTGTTTCATCAATTTCAAATGTAATACCGGTAATCTTATTAACTCTACCAGCCGCTACATTATCTTGTGCTCCACCACCATACTGATAATTAATTGTTAGTGTTGTATTGGAAGGAGCTTGTCCATAAGTTTTTGTTTTTAAAAAATTACTTGGGTCAAATGTTTCATATAATTTTGAAGGTGAACCAGGTAGATTAGAACCAACATTATCTGGATTTGGAATAATGTCTTCATCGGCATTATCTGAAATACCCGCTCCAAATCTTAATTCTGTTTTCCCATCTGGTCTTCTAAATGTTGTAAATCTTTTTGAAACTCTTTTTAACCTTAATATGTAAGGAACATCAGACGAGTATTGTGATAGTTCTGGGTCATTATCTGAATTGTTTTCTATTTCATCAAAGATAGTATCTTGAGCTAACGAATCAACTTCATACCATTTATTTCCGTCTGAATCTGTACAACTAATAATATCTATTACATTTGAATTTGATAATAGAACTTTGTCATATTTTTTAGCTCCACCAAAACTAAAATCTTCATCAGTTACATTACCACTTTGTGCTCTTATTTCTTTTCTAATATAATAATAAGTAGGTGTGTCTGTTGCAGAATCTCTTTCAAATATTTCTACTTCTCTCGGTGACCTTGATGATTCGTGTCTCATATCACAATCTTCAATTGTTCTAAATACTACTCCGTCTGAAGTTTCTACTCTTGTTCCGGCTTTAATGTTTAATGCATAATTGTAATCTGGAGCTACATTATTACCTTCCCCCGTTGCTGGAACTAATTGGAAAAATTCTAATTTTGTTGAAGAAGGTGCGGACAATCTTGGTTTATATCCAAATGATTGAGCCATTGCATAAAGTGTTCTTAATTCTTCTGAATATCCTAATAAAGATTCTTTGAATTGTGAATCAACATAGTAAGACATAACATCACCAACATAAGATGCCATTTCAATAAACATCATACCAGGTGATGACTCATTAAAGTCTTGGTAAGTATTTGGAAAATATTGTTTTGAAAACTCAATCAAATTATTTCTAAATTGAGAAAAGTCTTTATTCAAATATCTTACTTCTTTATTTTTCTTTTTACTTGTTAATTCGTATCCCATTGTTTACTCCTAATAACCAACACTTGTTGATTCTGAATCTCCTTCAAAGTTTAAAGTAATACTTTCAAATCTATCTGGTTCATAGTTCAATGCAAAATCAATACTAACATTAGTTGTATTAGGGTCTTCATCTGATTGAATTATATTTACATTAGAAATATTAATGTAAGGTAACCAAGTGGATATTGCTTCTTGTATCTCTGATTGTATTCTTGATGATAAATCTTCTGTATATTGTTCAAATAATAATTCTCTTAAACGAGAACCGAAATCAGGTTGCATTACTCGTTCACCTTTAGCAGTCAATAAAAGGTTTTTTATATTAGAACCAGCTTGTTCTAATGTTGTTTGTGTTCTACCAAACAAACCTGATTTATCTCTGTTGAAGGGAAGTTTTAAACCAATGAAAATATCTGGGTTTAAATCATTTTCTCTTGCACTTGCCATTATTTACCTTTTTTCTTGTCAATAGCTTTTATTAAACCAGAATAGTCTCTTGTCAAAGCGTTCTTTAAGTGCTCTGGGGCTGTGTCTGGATTCATACCGGCACTTTGTAAAGTGCTTGCGGCCGCTACTTCTCGTTTAACTTCTTTATTCCCTAAACCACCGCCGTATCCTAACATCTCAGTCATACGACTTGAATCAAAAGTTCCCCCGCCTAATGTTGGGTATTCTTCTTGTTG